TTATACTTACTTCGCTACCAGAATAATGACCACTCCTTGACTTCGTACCAAAAATCTTGGTGGTACCCCTTCCTGGGGGGAAGACCCAGATATGCGTTTCCCCCTCTAAGCAATCAGGTTTTTCCATTTTCACCCCCTAATCCCAATCTATAGCTTCTTCCATTGTAACAGGTTGAGGTATGTCTGTCAAGTATTTCTTGGTTGCCCAGGAAGGGTCACATACCTCAACATCCACCTTGAGGGGAATCCCCAAGCTATTCTCTTCTAGTAATCTCTGTATTTCATGTGGTACTTCACGTATTTCTTCATCAGGGATTTCGCAAATGATTTCATCATGGACTTGCAGCAAGATACGACTCTGTTTGGTTTTAAGATACTCATGAGTTCTAATTATCCTCTCGTTTAAAATATCGGCACTGGTGCCTTGTACTAAGTAGTTGACACCTTTATAGGCTAAGTCCTCTGGTATGACATACTTCCTACCATACCGATTCTTTACCCAACCCCGTGTAGCCACAGTACGGGAAACTTTATCTATGAAGGACTTTGAACCAGATATACCAGCAAAGTACCTCTTTTTATATTGAAATGCCTCCTTCTCAGAAACATTCAACTGATTAGCAAGTCTTGCCTTCCCTATACCGTAGATAACTCCAAACGTAATATTCTTTGCCATCTGTCTATAAAACTTATATTCACTACTCGCTTCATCCACACTAAACGCAATCTTTGCCGCTTCCCCATGAAAATCTACATCTTCCCTTGCTAGAAGCGCATCCACTTCTTCATTATGCAAATAACTTAGAAATACACGAACTTCCATCTGTGAATAGTCAAACGAAACTAACCTATATCCCTCTCTAGGAATAAACAACCGTCTAATAGCTATTTGATTCTTATCAGTGGGGTCAAAGGATTCATCCCCTACAAAGCCCCAGGTGTCCAATACATGGTTACTAAGGTCTAACACCCCCGAAGTACCCTTGGCGGCAATAATGGCCTGTATACGGCCTCTCACAACGTCCCTCTCGTCCTCACTTAGTTCCCTATCAAGCAATTTAAAATGAGTTCTAGGGATGTTCTGGAGATTGGGTTCTCTAGAAGAAAGCCTTCCTGTTAAAGTTCCCCAATTACAATAGGATGTATGCATTACAGGCATATCTACATATGGTTCTAGATAAGTAGACTTTAACTTTTCTAACGCCCTATACTGACGTATATACCCAGCTAAAGGGTCATCTACTTGAACTAATGCTACCTCACTCCATGACTCCTTACCTTTAGGGGTCTGAATCGGAGAGTGGATACCACGTTCAGTTAAAACTTCTCCTACTTGCTGAGTACTATTGATATTAAATTCTCTATCTGCCAGGTCATAAATCTTAGCTTCAACTTGTTCTCGTCGTTCTTCAATTCTAACCATAGCATCTTTTACATAACCAAGGTCAATAGCTACACCATTACCTTCTATTTCATATAAAGTCTTAGTTAAATCAAATTCTAGATGCAAAACATCTTGCTGGTCAGTTTCTAAAATCTTTTTAAAGGTTCTAACATAAAGCTTATGTGTCCAATACACATCTTGTTCACAATACGGCCCCAATACTTCTGGTGGGGCTAAAGAGAAGTCTTTATGCCATTTATTAGTACGTAATGCCTTCTTAGTATCCTTATCATAAGAGGCGGCAACATCCCCATATATCCTCTGGATAGTGTGAGTTAGCCCTAATTCCTTTACCGAAGCGGGTTCAGTTAAACGAACCATAACGATTACATCAGCAAACGTTACATTAGTAGGTGGCGTGTAGCCTGCTTTTTCTAGAAATCTGAGGTCAAACTTAATGTTATACCCAACTAACATATCTGTCATCTCTAGGCATCTCATTAACCTACGCTGTTGCTTTGGGTCTAAATTATTGCCGTTCTGATGCCGAAAGGGGAAATAGTATGTTTCATCCTTATACCCCAATCCCACACCACATAGCTGATTACGCCCAAATGCATCTAAGCCATTGGTTTCCACATCCACTACAAGGTGGTTTGAGTCACTATGGGCCAAATCTTCTTCGATTTGGCCCACGTAATGGTTAAATTTAGATGTGGTATCAATCAGCATTAAAACAAATCGTCATCATCAGTGCTAGAAGCTGTAGACACTCCAGCCATTGCTGGAACTTGGACAGTTTGCCCACTATAACGAGACTTGAAATATTCCTTAACAGTTGGTAAGTCTGCAATCTTTTCCTCTACATCCTCAGGAATTTCTTCCTGTCTGGCTGTAGCGGCTAGTTGGTAAGACGTATCAAACATACCAGTTCCAGTACGCTTAATACGAATAACGCCTTTGTCTAAACCACTCCAATCGTTGTATATATCAACTAGTTGATTCCAAATATAGTCACTTCGTCCAAAGGTAAGCGAGACAATACGGAAGTCATTAATGGTTTCCTTATACATCTTTTTACCACCTGGGCCTTGGATTACTTCCCAATCATCGTTCCGACGTTCATTATGAATAATTTCATGGACATATGCCCAAAACGCAAACTTATGGGATGGACGTACATTATCAGGAACACCACTCTTGTCCACATCAGGGTCATCCAAAAGATTAACCCAACGATTTCCAGAGTTATATGTATACATATACAACTCATCTAGATTGGTATCTCCCTCTTCCCCAGTGGCTATAGAAGACAGGAACGCTTGGTCACCATCTCTAAACCATACTTCCCTACCTGGGACACCATTACTACCAGATTGACCCCGTGTTTCCCGTGCTTCTTGAATTCTGCCTATTCCACTCATATCTTTCTCCTTTCTTTAAAAAAATGTTCTATTCTTTATGATACTCAGTAACTCGTCGCTATTTCTCACATCTTGTACATCTTTATACTCCTTTGGCAATTTCACATAGCTTACCACAAAACTTTTGGACAAGCAACCCATAGCTTTTTTAAACCCAATTTGTCCTGCTTCATCATTATCTAAGCATAACACTAGTTCTTCAGTCTGTAAACTCAATGTCAATTCTTCTTGCGCTTTTGACAAGGATGCCCCCAAAATAGCTACGCTAGGACACCCATGCTGGTCTAACCACATAGTATCTAAAGTACCTTCAGTAATACAAACAAAAGGTGTTTTTTCTGCAATTAAATGCTGACCAAACAGCACCCTAGATTTCTTTAGGCCTTTAGAATATAAATACTTTGGGGTCATATACTGTCTACGGCTCACCCACCCCACTAAACGAGAGAGATTATCTTGGATAGGAACAATTAAACTGTTCTCATTGTCTATCCCACAACCCCATTTGCTTAAAGTCTGCTTATTAAACCCCCTATCAAATATCCATTCGGGTACATACCCCTGCTTAAACGGAAATTGAACCTCAGACATTATAGTTTCATCTGGCGCAAACTCATCAAATAAATTGATGTCAAACACTGAAATATTAGTAAGAACCTTTTGTTGAGCTTGGTCATAACTAATGCCTAAATACTTCATTAAGAAGCTATATAAGGTTCCTTGCCCACAGCCTGCAAAACAAATCCATACGCCCTTCTCTGTATTTATAGAACAAGAATCAACTGTATCTTCATGGAAGGGACACTGAAGTGTGAACTGGTCTTTATCAATAGGAACAATAATTCCTATGTCTGCCAATACATTGGCCCACTCAGTCATTAAAAATCGTCTGGGGCTTCCGCAATATGCCCTGTATTCACTTGCCAGTCTAAGATTGCGGTGTTCAATGGCATTACTCCATCCCTATATTTTTGAAAGGCTAGGAGACGTTTTTCACTTTCATCTTCAATCATACACATAGACATAACTACATCGGAAGCCCTTAACAACGCATCACCAAAGGCTACTTGGTCTGGCATGGGAGGCATAAATACATCGGAAGCATCTTTAGTAGCTTGGGTAGAAACAAACATAGCTGTATTTGTAGACAAACATATATTTTTAAGGCCATAAAATAACATGTGTGTTTGTTCCCACATTGCTTTAAAATTTTTACTAGAATTAGTAATTAAATATACTCCATCAATAACCACAAAATCTGGTACATACTTCCTAATCAAATTATGGATACTTTCTAACGATATGCTAGATTCTCCTTCAATATGGTCACACACTAACAAAGGTACATCCTCTAGGTTATGTAGAAACTCCTGATACGCTGCTTCATCAATAGGATTACCATTCCTTAAATCTGTATGGAAGAAGTTATACCCCATTGCTTTCCCCATTACTACATCTGTTCGCATGTTCATTTGAGATGTAGGCATCTCCGTGGAAATAAGAAGAGTCTTATGACCATTCAATGCCGCTGTAACAGCCGCTTGTACACATACCCATGACTTACCTACTGAGGGTCTAGCAAATAAGGATACCATTTCGCCTGGAAGCCACCCAACCCCTAACCTATTAACGGAATGGAATGGGGTTGGTATACCCATAATGCCATCCCCCATTCGACGTTTCTCAGTTCGTTTTTTCCATTCCTCATACCTATTTTCAGCATTATTGGTATAGTATGCTACATCTTCATCATATGTAACTGACACATCTTGAAGCCCATGATTTATTTGAGCTAAAGCATGTTTAGGATTCTCCGATAACAGTTCTTTATTTGATTGAAACACATCAATTACTTGACGGAACAATACTTGATTTTGAAAAGTATCTAAGGCATAATCAAAATTCAAGCTTTGCGCTGATGGGTTAAGGGTAGGGAAATTTTCACACAATGTTTCGGGGGTAGGAACCTCTCCATATGTATCATAATGTGTGGTAAGAAATTTATAAGCATCCCCATGTTTAGCAAAATCTTTGCTACTATATTTAAACTTCCTAAAAGTTAATCGGTCAGTGAGGCCGAATACGATTCCAGATTCGACAAAATCAAAGTTCTCCATATCTTCTCCACAATATTAAACTTTAGATATGACCCTGTTGGAATCTCCATGAACATATACATCTATACCGTGATGTTTAATGTCCTTGGCTTGTGCTAAGGCATCCTCTAGATTGGTGAATGTGCCCCACACTTGAATACCATCAGTTTCAATATCTATGCTAATAACTCTATACTCTTCTTTCGTTGTTGTCAACCCCTGTTTCCGAATCATTCCCCCACGGCGAGTTCTGCGTCTCATTTCCAACCCCTTTAAATAATTTTGACCGTACTGATTGACGAATTTTATAAGCGGGTTCACCTAAATCTTCAGTGATTTCTTCCATAGTCAGGCCTTCCAAGCGTAATGTAATGAAAGCTGTTTCTATTTCATCTAACTGACACTCTTCTACAAATTCTTTAAACTCAATATCAACTGTAAAATCAGAGGGGTCAGTTAAGGCTTTTAATACTTCTAAGGATTGACTAGGTAAAGATGCCATAAAATCTAAATCGACAGCATCTAAACTTACGGTAGGTGGATTTAATCTTTGACTTTTAGACATTAAAGTACGAATAGTATTAGTCATAGCGGTATGTAAATAAGTATGAAATAGAACTCCACGGTCTTCTTCAAACCCTTTCGCTGCTTTAACAATAGCTAATCGTAATTCCTGAGCAATGTCATCTCTATCCAATCCCGCCACATATACATTAGAAGCCATCTTCTGAACTTTAGGTTCCCACTGTTGAATTAAAGCATCATTAATTTCCATACTACTCTCCTAAAAACTTCTTTACTTTTCTAATTCGGGCTATGCCACCAAACCCTAAACCTAGCACAGCAATCCCTAAAATAACTATCCACTCATCTATATTTGTATGACGGCCCAACAAAAATAACCCTACATCTTCTAAAAAGATGAGGGTAGAAAGTACACCAGAGAGTACTATCCACTTTTTCACAGGCACCTCTATCCATCTTTCCGTCCTTTATAATAACATGGCTTACTACAGTATATATTATTATACCCTCTTTTATACCTCTGTGTCACCTCTGAACGCTGCAAATAAAAATCTACATGACAAAAGGAACAAGTAACTTTTATACGATAATAGTTGAAATGGCATGTTCCGCTGCATATATTAACGCTAGGTTTAACAG